CGAGCTCTGGGAAGCCCTCGCCCGTGTTCTTCTGGAGGATGCGGTCGAAGACGCGCTTGTGGATGAGGCAGAAGGCCATGCCCGTGGCGTCCACCTCGACAGCGGCGTCCTCGTCCCACTGCTCGAGGAAGGTGTAGCCGTGCTCAGCGTTGGCGGCCCGGACGTACATCGTGGGCTGGAAGGGCGGCGTCCGCTGGAAGCACAGGCCCCCGACGATGTCGAGGTCGAACTTCTCGCGGGTCCGCACGAGGGTGGCGACGGCCTCGGGCTGGAAGGACATGTCCGAGTCGATGAACAGGATCCAGTCGCCGTCCATCTTCTGGATGCACTCGTTGCGCTGGTGGACGAGCACGTTGCCCTGGATGATGAAGCGCATGTTGTACTCGCCGGGGCCCATGTAGGACCGGTCCTCCATCAGCCAACTGATGGCCGTCTGGGCGGACACGTTGTCGCGGGTGACCATGGCGATGGTGCCCACGCATCGCGACGTGGGCCCCACCTTCTCTTGCGCTTCGAGCACCGACATCTCGGTGCCATCGACGATCCCGGCCCGGACCTGTCGGCGGGCCTTAGGCTGCCTGGTCGTCACCGTCAGGAGACGGCGGCGACGGTGACCGCGAGGGTCGCCTCGGTGCTGTCGTCGGACACCTTGTTCAGGTTGACCGTCCAAGAGCCCGCGCTGGGGAAGATGTAGTTGTTGAAGACGTGCGACCCGCCGTTCGGCGCGAAGACGTAGCTCCGACCCTGCTCCACGCCGCTCACGAGGAAGGCGATGTAGTAGGTGATCTCGGGGGAGGTCGGGTAGATGAGCGGGTCGTATTCCGCCGTGTCGTTGGCCGGGGCGTCCGCGACGCTGACCCGGCACACGGTCCGGGTCGCCGTGATGGACCCGGAGGCGGGGACGATCGCCAATGTCGTCATCAGTTACTCCTTGAACTGCTCGCGACTTCCTGTGCGTCCTCCTGGGACGCGTTGACCGCCTGCTCCGCCTTGTCGAACAGCCACCGCAACTTCTCGCGGCGCGGCTCTTCAGCGCAGAACATCTGCGACTGGGAGTATGCCTCGTTGACGAGGGTCTGGTAACCCTCCCAGTCGAGGCCCAGAGCCTGATCGACCAGCTCCTCGACGGTGTCGCCCAGGATGGCCGTGTCGGGGTTGATCAGGTACTCGGTGAAGGTCGAGTTGAGGAGGGGCCGCAGGAACAGGCAGGGCGTACCCAACTGCATGCTCTCGTTGATGAGCTGACCCCACGTCTCGCGGCGCTTGGACACGAAGGTGAACATCGAGTCCACGAGGTGGTCCTGCGTGTTCGCCATGCTGGGCCAGCCGTCGGCGTTGCCGTAGCCGAACATGGGCATCCGGTAGCCGGTCCGCTGGACCCACAGGTTCCGCATCTCGACCGCCGCGTCGTACTCGGGCTTCAGGCCGTCGTGCTGCTCGCCCTCGAGGTTGTTGATGTAGAGCTTGACCTTGCGCTCATCGAACGACCGGCGGAGCTCCTCGGCGGTCTTTCGGTGGCGGAGGATGGTCGGGCGGTTGAAGTACAGGATGCGGTACTTGCCGGGCCGCTTGCGATGGTAGGTCAGGTCGTGGCTGAGGAAGAAGTCGGCGGGCACCGTGCGCCACGCGGGCTCGTGGTCGCTGTTGGCGGTCAGGAGCATCAGGGTGTCCTGCTGGCCGCGCTTCTCCCAGATCTTCATGAAGTCGGCCACGAGCTGGGTGCAGGGGATGATCATGACCATCGGCTCCATCGCCATGAACTCGTCCCAGCCGACGATCTTGACCGTCTGGCGGTGCTCGTCGTTGGGAGCGAAGAAGCCGATCCGCCCAGCCGCGAACGAGTGCGACGGCATGACCACCTCGAGGCCGATCGCCACGAGGTCATCGACCAGCGTCTTGTTGACGGAGATGTGGTAGTTCGTCAGGAAGACCTTCACCAGTACGACCTCAGCAGCGGCTCGCCCGTCGGCAGGAACGAGTCCTTGATGGCGTCGTGGCGCTCCTTCCACCGCTGCTCGTCCTCGACCCAGCCGGCGAGCGCGTTCCGATAGGTGTCATCCCACGGGACGCTGTTCGGGCTGGCGAAGCCGGGGTGGAGGTGCTCCACGATGGCGTCGTGGGCTTGCGCGAGCTCGTGCTGGACCGACGCAGTCCAGAACATCTCGTTGTCCGCGAAGTTGTGCTTGTAGCCGTGGTGGAAAGCCTGACCGGGGGCGTCGAAGACCGCCCTCTCGAGGTACTCCCGGCGGACGAGCGCCTGGGTGCCCGCCATGTTGTGGAGGTCGTTCATGACGACGCACGAGGGCCCGGTCTCCATCAGGCGCAGGGCGTTGGTCAGCCAGCCACGATGGTGGATGACATCATCTGACCCGAAGAAGATGGTACGAGCATCATCGAGGTACTTCAGTAGTTTGTTCATGCGGGTGACGTAGCGCCGGTCCTGCACGTCGCTGTCGTCCAGATACCACTCGTCCAGCTCATCGAGGATGTCCATCGACTCCCGATCGCTCACGCAGAACAGGAGGACGTGGTCCTCGGCGGTGTTGGCGTGGATGTTCGAGACGGTGTCGCGCAGGCGCTGGGGGCGGTTGAGCGACGGCACCAGGATGGCCGTCGGGCTGAGGCTCATCGCCTCAGGGTCTCCGACTCCTGCCACGCGATGCGCGGCTCCCATGCAGGCACGTCGTTGTCACCGACGTACACGGCGGCGTCGCCGTAGCGCGGCGGCCCGAAGGTCGCGGACAGGCCGAGATGGGCCGCCATCTGGGCGACCGAGACGGTGTTGCGCTCGCCACCGCCGACATCCCACGTCTTGGCCTCGTAGAGGCTGATGTTGTCGATCTGGGTCAGGATCAGGCGGACGTAGTCGTGGACGTGGAGGAGGTCCCGAAGCTGGAGCCCGTCGCCGTTGATGACGACCGGCAGGCCCTCGTCACGGGCCTTGCAGAACCACGCGATCCAGCCGGAGTCCTCGCTGCCCTCCTGACCTGGCCCGTAGATGGTGCCGGGCCGGTTGATGATGATGGGCAGGCCGTAGGCCTTCTGGTACTCCGTCGCCCACAGCTCGACCATGCGCTTCGCAGCGCCATACGGGGTCATCCCGTCGCGGGCCTTCACGGAACTGGTGACGTGGACGGGAATGCCGCCAGCGCGGGCGGCCTCGAGCACCATCGCGGTGGACACGACGGTGTCATCGAAGGTGCCCATGGGGTCCTTGACGGAGCCCGGCGTGGAGCACACCGACGCGAGGTGGACGATGACATCGGGGCCCAGCGACGCGGCAGCGATGGCGGCCCACCGAGCTCGACGGTCGGCCAGGTCTTCGCCGTGCTTCTTGTCGAGGCCCAGCACGATGTCGCCGCGCTGGTCGAGGGCCCGCATCAGGTGCGAGCCGATGAAACCGTGGGAGCCCGTGACGAGGACCCTCACCGCTTGGTGAGGTAGTCGCGGAAGTAGTTGACCGTGCGCTCGACGCCGATCTCGAGGGGGACGAGCTGGGTCTCGGACGGCCAGATGGGCTCGAGCGTCGCCGGGTTGCCGATGACCACGCTCCGCTCTCCCTCTCCGGGGCGCATGGGGAGGTGGACGATGTCAGCAGAGGGACCGCCCTGACGGGCGACCTCGGACGCGACGGTCTGGGCGATGTCGTTGACGGTGGTGCGCCGCCCGGTGCCGGCCTCGAAGACGCCCTGCGCTCCGTCGCGCTCCGTCTTCTCCAGCGCGTTGACCAGGATGGTCGCCACGTCCCCGACGAAGATCATGTCCATGATCTGCTCGCCGTCGCCGTAGATCTCGATGCTCTCGCCGGACAGGGCCCGGCAGACGAAGGAGGGCATGACCTTGCGGACGCGGGACGGTCCGTAGGGCGTGGCGGCGACCTGTCGGGGCCCGTAGGCGTTGAGGGCCCGGACGACCGAGACACGGGAGCTCCGGTACTTCGCGTACATGTCCGCGAACCGCTCGACCGTGTTCTTGGTGATCGAGTAGGTGTTGTTCTCCCAGTAGTTGCCCACCGCGATGTTCACGAGCGGAACGTCGTACTCGTTGCAGGCCTCGAGGACGTTGAGGCCGCCGATGACGTTCGTGTAGGCAGCAGGGCGCGGGTTGGCGATGGTCTCCTGGGTCCCCAGCACACCGCCGAGATGGATGACGCCTTCCGCGTGCGCCACCGCCTCGTTGACGGCCACCTCATCGCGGATGTCGCCAAGGAAGACCTCATGGACGGACCCTCGACGGATGTGGTCGAAGACGACGGGCTCGTAGCCGCGCTCCACCAGACGATCGGTGACGTAGCCTCCGATGAAGCCGGAGCCGCCCGTTACCAGAACACGCTTCACGTTCTCTCCTCAGGCCTTGGCCTTGAAGGGTAGTGGGCCGGGAACCAGTGCGTTTCGCCACTGGGGCCCCTGGCGGTCCTCGAAGAACGCCAGAAGTTGCATGGGCTCCCGGCCCGCTCGATCCTACGCCTCGTCGTACGAGTAGTTCACCGTCTGCTGCGTCCAGTTGCCCGGACCGGCGGTGGCATCGACGCGGAGCTGCATGACCAGATACCTGGTGTAGGAGCCCGTGTTCGCGGCGGTGTACTGGGCGTTGTCCCAGACCGCCTTGTTGCCGGTGGTGAACGTCGTCGCGTTGGCGTTGGCGATCGTCGAGGTCGCCGTGGTCCCGAGCTGGTACGTCACATAGGCCCCGGTGAAGTTGAACGTCGTGGACGTGTCCACGGTGCTGTTGAACCACACCTTGAAGCTCTGGACGTAGTTGGCCGGGGTCGCGGTGATCTTGAGCCGGACCCACTTCTCGTAGGAGTTGGTGCCGACCGTGATCGGGTTGGCCTGGCGGTTGGCCAGGGTGTTGGTGGCGTTGTCGGCGGACTCGAGGTCCACGCCGGCGACCGAGTCGGTGACGGTCGGCGTGGAGGCGTTCGAGACGCTGACGACCAGGGTAGCGGCCATGTTCGTCCTTTCAGTCAGTGTTCCCCGTCAGAACGGGCTCGATGGCGTCAGCCTTGGCCTTTGGGGCTGCTGGCTTGCCCTCACTCGCTGCGGGCTGCTGCTCAGTGACCTCCTTGGCGGAGGCCACTTCGTCAATGGTCACGACGCCCAGCGCCGTATTCGCCATCAACTTGTTGTAGGGGTTGTTCGCGTCGAGCGGATCCCCGAGCGGGAGACGGCCTTCGTCCAGACGGGCCTCGTTCACCGGCTTCCAAGGCATGCCCGCGAGCGCCAACTTGTTGATGTTGGCCTTGGACATGGACTCCTTGATGTTGAGCCGGGTGAAGCGGAACGCCAGGTTGTTGGCCGAGCCTCCGAAGCTCTGGTCCCACACGATCTCGCGTGTGAAGTAGTCCTGGATCAGCGCGAGCAGAGGCCGCAGCCCCTGGTCCTCGCTCATCTCCTGCTGGACCTCCCCGGTGGCCCGGTTCACGTCGAACGTGAGGCCGAGATCCTGAGGGCTGATGAGGTACACCGCGCAGATCTTCCGCACGAGGTACTTCAACCACTCGTCGTACTGCATGTCGCGGTTCGACGGTCGGAAGGGGATGAACTTCGCGCCCTTGGTGCCACCGAGAAAGCCCATCGCGGACCGACCGGCGACCTCGGCCTGCCAGTAGCCCTGGAAGGCCTCCACCTGGTCGGGCCGAGCGCCCTCGCCAAGGTCGAAGATGCCGTCGGGCGCTGCCTGCTCGACCTGACGGCGGTTGTACTGGGAGCCGACGACCTCGGCGTCGATGGTCCGCTTGAGGGTCTCGAGGGGCGACAGGCCGAGCACCGAGTAGGTGCGCGGGTTCGCCATGACGTAGACCATGTCCTCGTTGCGGAAGGGGATCTCGGTCTCGGGGACGGGCACCCACCAGTAGCGCGTCTCGCGGGGGTTGCCGTCCCAGATGGACGACACCTTCACACGGGCCCCGTCCACGGCGTGGAGGCCGGCGATGGCCCCGCCCAGCGTGCGTTCCTTCTCGATGACGCCAGCGTCCAGCACGAGGATGTCCTCGATGATGGGCTCGACCCAGGAGCGGAAGCTCTCGACGGCGGTGTTGGGCGTGATGAACCGCTGGCGGATCTCGTTCTTGAGGCTCTCGCTGACATCGTTCTGCCCGTCGAAGGGCACGATGTCCCACTCCGCCGACGACACCTGACTCTTGCGGATGCTGATGGCGGCCCGCACCCACTCGGAATGCTCAGCCCAGTTGCGGAAGAGGGCGGAGGTGGACTTCATCACCTTGCCGCGCTCCTGGAAGACGAAGCCCCCGCCATACCCGGCGGGCTGGTTCTTGGGGCTCGTCCGGTACGAGCGCGTGAGGATGTTGCTGATGACGCCCATCTACTGATGCCCTCGGAAGTGCGCCGCGATGAAGTCGGCCCCTGCGTTGTTCAAGTGGTCGGCCTCCATCTGACGGTTGGCGGCGTCGATGGCCTCTTCGTAGGTCATCGTGTGGGTCTCGAGTCGAGACATGATCGAAGCGAGGTAGTCCGGCACGAGGCGGACGCCGTCACGAAACTCGACCTCGAGCTTCTTCGACGGGAAGCTCAGGCCGTCTTCCATGCCACCTTGCCCACCTTGTTCATGGACCCGAAGAAGAAGCCCTCGGACGTGAGGTCCATCGAGTAGCCGAGCGCGTCCACGAAGTCGTCGTGGCCCTTGGGGAAGGACAGGAGCTCCGTCTCGAACGCGGATCCCCGCAGGCTGATGTGGTGCTTGACCTTGTGGGCCTCGTACTTCGCGGCGACGCCACGGGCCCGCGTGGTCTTGTCGCCGTCCGCCGGGCGACCCTCGATGGGGATGTGCGGGTACTCCTCCATCGTGTTCTGGATGATCGTGCTCTGGGCCTGCACCTTCTCCACGATCACGAGGGCGATGTTCGGGAAGGCCTTCCAGCCGTCGAGGATGAACTCGACGTGGTGGCTCTCGCGCTTGTCGCGGTAGGCCGACAGGACGTAGAAGTGCCCCCGGTTCGGGCAGCCCGCCTGGCAGGCGTCCTCGGCGGTCGTCGCCCGAGCGGTGAAGTCGGCCCGCTCCCGCGTGCTGAAGGCGAGGTCCACGCCCATGCGGAGGGTGTAGTGGTGGCCCTCGGGCAGGGTGTCGAAATGGTCGAACGGGCCCTTGAAGATGTTGCCCTCGAGCAACCCTGAGATGTCGTTCTGGTAGGCGCACGAGAACAGGGCCGAGCCCATCTCCTCGCGCTCCCGCAGGAGGCGCTCGACCGGCCAGTACTCCGGCCAGTAGCTCTTCAGGTCACCCCGATCGTCGGGCTGGAGCGCGGACACGACGTGGCTCTCCCAGCCGAAGCCGCCCTGGGCGGTCGGCGTGAAGAACTGCTCGTACAGGTCGGCCTCACCCCAGCGGGTGCCGATGACGATGACCACCCCGTCGGGGGCGAGGCAGGGCTTGAGCGTCTTCTTGAACCAGGTCTCGACCGCCTCGCGCTGATCCACCGTCTGCGTGTTCTCCTCGTCCAGGATGTCGTCCATGAGGATGATGTCGAACCGCTTGCTGATGATCGCCCCGCCGACGCCGACCGCGAAGCAGCTCACGTCCTTCGACCCGTGCCAGCGGCTGCCCGAGCGCAGCCACTCCTTGTCGGTCCACTTCGAGGCGGACGGGCCGCACTCGGGGAAGATGTCCTTGTGGGCCTCGTTGGCCTCGTAGGTGTACTTGATGGCCCGGCTGAAGTCCTTGCCCTGCATGTCGGTATTCGACACGAGGCCGACCCGGAGGTCGGGGTACTTCGCGACCAGCCACGCCAGCAGGATCGTGTTGTTCCACGTCGTCTTGGCACCGCCTCGCGGCAGCAGCCACACGCCGTGCGAGCGGGCGTAGATGGCCTCGAGCGTCTGGGTCACCATGTCCCGGTGGTGGGCCGCCGGGAGGTAGCCGAAGACCGCCTCGCCGTACGCGAAGACGGCCTCGGGCCCGTCAGTTCGAGCGAGCTCTCTCAACGCGTGGGAGCGGAGAGCTGACCACGCTTCCGGGGTCAGGTCCGCGTCCTCGAGAAGCCTCGACAAGGGCCCTGAGGAACTCAGGGTCGTTTCCGGTAGCGGAGAGGCTGAGGCCAAGGTTGCGCTCCTCGGTGATGGACGACGGCTTGCCGAAGAGGACCTGGAGACGGTCGATCAGGATCGCCACGTCCTGAGGGCGGATGACGACGAGCGGCTCCTCGCGCCACACCCCGTTGCGCTCGCGGGACACGGTCTGCTTCATGTCCGAGCGCATCTTGGTGATGGCCTCATCGATGGCGTCGATGGCGTTGTCGCGGACGCGCACCTCCTTGGCGATCCGACGGCCCTCGTCGTCGGCCCTTGCTCGACGCCCGTGAGCGGAACTCCTCGCGCTTCTGCTTCCAGCCGCGCTTCACGGACGCTTCCATGATCATCGAGTGGCTGCTCATCCCGGCGGAGTCCGCGAGCTCGCGGAGGCTCATGTCGCCCTGGATGTACTCGAACTCCAGCTTGTCGTAGTCGTACTTGCGGTTCATCGGATCTCCCTCGTCACCACGCCCGACATGCCGGGGATGCTGACCGTCACCTCCACGATGCGGGGGTGCTCGAGCAGCAGTCGCTCGCAGATCCACGCCGCGATGCCGTCGAGGCGCTCCGAACCGCCGTAGAGCATGTCGGACAGCGTGTGGAGGTGCAGCGCACGGGTCACGGTGAACAGCTCGTCGTACAGCGTCAGGCACGGGCCCGCGAGGTCGGAGACCTCATCGACGGTGACGGTGAACGTATGGCCGTGAAGGTGCGGCCCTTCGCGCTCCACGTCCTTGTGGGTGGAGTCGAAGGTGACCGTGGCTCTGGCAGTGGTGATCACGAAACCCTCAGAACACACGAAAAAAGGGACGGGCCGACCCTGTCAAGTCGGCCCGTCCGTTCGGGAACCGGGCTCGCTGCACTCTGTCTGCTGGAGGTCAACCAAAAGAGCAGGGGCGCGAGTCGGTGAGACCCTATGAAGTTGTACCACGCGCACAGTACACGCGTGGTGGTCGGTTTGCTAGGTGTCCTGCTCCTCCTTGCCCGCGCTGAGGTCCACGAAACGGTCGTTCTCGACCTCATAGCGCCAGTCCATGACGAACGCCTGCTGGGGCAGGAGCATGGTGCTGCCGTTCGAGAGGACCACGATCCCGAGCAAGTGGGCGCTGTGGTTCAACTCGGAGACGGGCTCGATCGTGAAGCCCAGAAGCAACCCGACCGCATGCTCCGTTTCGGTCGGGATGTAGCTCCGATCGATGGTGATCCTCGGCGGCTCGTCAAACAGGGCAGTCATCAGGTCTCCAGGTAGACGTGGACGACGAGCGGGCCGCCACCGTTGAGGGTCGGATGCTGGGTGGTGCCGATGTACGTCCCGGCGGGGATGCTCGCGCCGGTCGTGGCGGCCTTCAGGACGGTCGAGACCCCGGTGCCCGGCGTGGCCTCGCACCACGCCACGAGGGTGTCGCCCTGCCAGCCGACCGCCCGGAAGCGGGGCTCGTCGGCGGTCTCGATGCGGGTCACCGGGTCGAGCTCGAACTTCAGGATGCGCCGGGTGTCGCTCACTTCTTCCTCCACGAGTCGGCCTGGGGGCACGTCGCGAAGTGGTTGACGCCGTCGGCGTTGAACGGGCTCTTCTTGCCGTTCTTGCTCTCCAGCCACAGCACCGGAGCTCCGCACGAGCGGCACAGGCCGGGCTTGTCGTTGAGGAAGGACCAGCCGTCGGGCACGATCCACTCGGTGTCCGAGCCGGTGAAGGTGATGACGCTCTGCTGGCGCATCTGGTAGTCGGGCACCTACAGCCTCCCCTTGATGGTGAACTCGGGTCGCCCGGCCATGTAGGTCTTGTTCGGGCTGAAGCGGGTCGTGGCATCGATGAACGGGCGCTCGATGTCGATGACCACCTCGGACGCGTTCAGGTCCACCACGTCACCTGACGGGAGGGTCACGGTGATCCGGGTCTTGGGCGGCTCGCTCTCGCTGGTACTCCAGGACCCGTCGGCGGTGGGCGAGCTTCGCTTCCGCGATCTGCGCGACGACGACCGGGTCGGGGACTCCGGCGTGGGGCTGCCAGCCCGGAGCTGGGACCGAAGTCGCGTCGTGAAGCCAGTCTCCTCGGAAGGTCGCGACGAGCCTCCGCCCGCAGCCTTCGACTTGGCAGTCCGCTTCGCCATGGAAGCTCACCGGATCCCGGCGCAGCGAGCGCACAGCAGCGGGGACTTGATGATGTCGCCCAGGCCGACGTAGAAGAGCACGCGCCGGTTGCCGCACGCGACGCACTTGCCACGGGGGGCCCGGCTGAGGCTGATCTCGACGGTCATCACGAGCGGACCGAAGTTGGTGGAGACGGGGCTCAACCCGGTGGTGAGCTGGCCGGGGGAGCCGACCACGGGGGCCGGCGTGGACGGAGCGGTCATGCTCGAACCTTCGCCTTGCTGCTCTTGCGGGGGGCGGGCTTCGGAACGGCCCGCACGGGGTTGTAGGGAGCGACGGCGGCGGCCTCGGCTGGCGTCGTGATGACGTGCCCGGCCCCGGCGTCGCGGTTGGCTTTGGTGTCGGCCACGAGCGAGACCTCGTGGAGCTCCACCTTGTCGATGACCCGCGTGTCGCCGTCCATGTGCGAGTCCGTGATGGTGCCCCCGACACGGAAGGCGGCGGTGGCCTTGGTCTGCGGGCCCGCGATGGCGTCTCTGGCGGCTTGGGCGATAAACGAGGAGACGCTGACGCCACGATCGAGGCACAGGTGGCGCAGGGCCACCCAGTCGTCGTCCTCCAGGTAGAAGCTGTGCTGTCGAACGGTCAACGGACCATCCTCCTTTCGATGAGGGTCTCCACGTCGGAGAGCCGGTACTTGCGGTCGCCCCGAGACCCGGACCGCATGTACGGCAACTCCGACGGTGGATACCTCTTGAGGGTGTTGTTGTGGATGTCGAGCAAGTTGGCGGCTTCGGTGACGGTCAGCCAGATGCCCCTGGTCTTGGGCGGCGCGTGGCTCATCGTCCCGGTCCGATCGGCTTGAGGAAGCGGGCCTCGGCCTCGGCGTCATCGATGCGGTCCTCGAGCCGCTTCACGCGGCCCTCAAGGTCGGACGTGCGCCGGTCCTCGTACTCGAGCGGCGTCTCGATGCCCCCGATGACCACGGTCATCGGATGCTCCGCGTGCGTGGCCCACCACGCGCTGAAGTAGCTGTTGAGCTGCTCCATCTGCTCAGGGACGATGTCGGTGCCCGCGTCGAGGATGTAGCGGTCGTCGGTCAGGCGGATCAGCTTCACGGCGTCTCCTTGTGCCAGGGGTGGTCGGGCGGCAGCTTGCGGGCATCGACGTACTGGCCGTCGATGATCGCGGTGGTGCCGCCGGGCTGCGCGGGCTGGTCCTCCAGCGGACCGTCCTGCGGGCCCTCCGGGGCGGCGAGCATGTCCTCGACGTTCTTGTAGGCAAACGTGAAGTCACGACCCAGAGCGCCGTAGGTGAAGCCGATCTGCGCGGCCTTGTGGGCGGCGTCCCTGACGGCGGCCTCGGCGTCCTCGAGCCGAACCGCGACGGTGCCGTCCGCGAGCTCGATGGTCAGATGCTTGAGGGGTGTCGTCATGACGGCCTCCACAGCGACGGCTGGCTGCGGACCGTCTCGCCCCAGCCATGGACGGCCCGGTTGGGGTCGTGCTTGAGGACGGTGCCGTCGGCGGAGTCGCAGCCGATGGTCTCGGCGTAGCGCATCCGCCGGAGGGAGTTGACCCGCCCCATGTGGACCCACTTGCCGCGACGCTTGGCCTCGGCGGCGACCACGCGGGCCCCCTCGCCCAGCTTCCACTTCGTGGTGCCGCCGATGAACAGGCAGTCGATGTCGTCCCAGAGGATGAACTCCATCATGCCCTCGAGCCCGTCCTGGGCGACGAGGGCGACCTTGTAGCCCGCCTCGCGGATCCGGCGCAGCATCGGGTTGGACATGGCGAGCGTGGCCCCGGCGTTGCCGACCACGTCGGGCGCTGTGGCGAACAGGCACGACTCGGCGGGCATGCGGGCGAGCCACTCGAGGTACTTCTCGTCGCTGTAGTTCTGCGGCGCTGAGAAGCGACCGTTGTCAGCGGCCCACACCTGACCCTCGGGCGGCTTCTGGCCCATGCGCGGGGTGATCATGGCCGGGAGGTCGGGCTTGATGACGCCGGACAGGTAGATCACCAGTCAGCCTCCGGGTCCGGCTGGGTCTGGTACTCCATCTCCCACGGCTCCGGCTCCTCGAAAGCGACGGGCGAGGACCACGCTCCACACCGCGCCTCCAGCCACCTTGGCCGCGAACAGTCCGGCGGTGGTGGCGACATCGAAGCCGCCGAAGGCGATGGTCGGGAAGATGACCGAGTCCACCATCGCGCCCGCGACGTTGGACCCGTTCACCCTCGCGTACCACGACATCCGGTGGAGGAGGGCGTAGGCCACGGCGTCGGTCAGGGATGCGGCGGCAAACGCCACGGTCGAGGCCACGGCGATGATGCCCGCGTCGCGGTTGAGGGCGTAGCTGATGACGCCGCCAGCGGCGATGAGCAGGAGCATGCGCGGCCACAGGCCCCGCCCGTCCCACGCGTCGTGGAGGCGGTCGCGACAGGTCAGGTCGAGGCCGATGAACAGGAAGGCGTTGAGGATGGCGATCGAGGGCCCGAACTGGGCCACGAGGAGGTTGGCGGCGACGATGGCCGCGAGGTAGGCGGCGACGTAGACGGTCACAGCGGCAGTCCCCATCCGAAGCGCACGGCGAAGGCGTAGACGAGCAGGGCGACGATGACCAGGGAGGCGACCATCAGGGCGCATCCGATCAGCCTCTCAGCGGTCATGGCGTCGCCAGCCCGGCGATGTCGAAGAAGTCCTCCACGACGCCGTAGCGGCAGGACGGGAGGTGCTTGTACTTGCCGATGCCCAGGTGCGGGTAGGGCGGGCAGTCGCACCACTCCTTGGGCAGGGCGGCGCGGACCTTCGCCATGGCGGCGTCGAGGCGCTGGGCCTCGGTGTCGCCGGACAGGGTGAAGGTCGGCTCGTGGAACCCGCCAGCGTCCGCCTTGCCCCAATCGACGCTGATGACCTGGCCGGACCACGAGCGCAGGGCGAGGCCGCCCGTGACGCTCGTCGGATCCCACAGGTCGCGGTGCATCTTGACGACGTAGATCTCGGGGAAGCTGTCGTCCATCACTTGCCCGCCGCCAGCAGCGGCACGCCGCCGGAGTTGATGAGCTCCCCCACGGTCCGCCCGTCCTTCATCACGACGTACGGCAGGAACTCCTGCTCGAGCGTCGTGTCGCCGCCCTCGATGAACTCCAGCTTGGCCTTGATGAGCAGGACGTGGGCCCGCCAGCGACGCCGCCACTCGGCATCGACCTGGTTGTCGTTGGGGAGGTACTTGAGCTGGTTGGCGGTCTTGTCGCCGTCGCGCTTCCACCGCTCGTACAGCGACTCCGACGTGGGCCGCTCGATGAAGAAGCGGAAGGCCTTGCCGTCGAGCATGAACTGGAGCGTGTCGCCAGAGGGCTCCGTGGCCGTGGCGAAGCGGTCGCAGCCGTGCTTGGCGAGGATGCCGGTGATCTCCCCACGCGACGACTGCACGGTGACCGTGGTGCCCTCCGCGTAGCGCCTCACGCCGGCACCCAGCAGATCTCACGGACCCGGCGGGCGAGCCACGCCATGTCCGTCTCGTCGCCGGGCCCAGCCTCGCGGACCTTGGTCGGGCCGATGCGCTGGGGCTTCTCGCCCTCGGCCCACAGGTACTGGTCCTCGAGCACCCACTGCTGGCCGCTGGCGGGCCACGACACGGTGTTCGTGGTGTAGATGAGGTCCTGGCTGGTGGACGTGGTGGCGTTGGTCAGGCTGACGGCGTCGCCACCCATCAGGTAGGTCCGCTGCGTCTCCCCGAACAGGGTGGCATCGACCTTCTGGATGTTCGACGGGGTGCGGACGGCGCGGGCCAGCGTCCGACTGAGCTCCGCGCCGGACATCTTGGCGAGCTCAGGATCGCGCTTGCTGTTCTTGTTCATGCGGGCACCCAACTGACCTCGGCCACGCGCCGCTTGAGCCAGGCCATGTCGGTCTCGGGCTTGGGCACCTTGGGCAGCGCAGGCTCAGGCGGGCTGTACCAGTAGGCGTCGCCGGAGACCGACGGCCACTGCGTGATGCTGCCCGTGCCGTTGCTGGTGTAGATGACGTTGGTCAGGGTGCTCGAGTTGCTGACGGTGTAGTTGTCGTAGAGGGGCATCTCGTCCTCGAAGTCGTTCAGATGCAGACGGCGGAACTCGTTGACCGTCAGTGTCTTGCCGAAGCGGGGCCCCCCGACCAGCATCTGGCCAGGGAGCCACTTCGACGTGTAGACCGGGAGGCCGTACGGGTCGGCCATCGTCCTACTTGCTGGTCGTGGTCTTGTCCGTGATCTGGCGGTCCACGGTGACCGTCGGGAGGCGCTCGAGGATCTGGGCCATCAGATCCTTCAAGTAGCCCACCTCGGCGGTGAACCGCTGCTCGCGGAAGTCCATCTCCTTCTGGAACGCGTCGCGCTCCGCCTTGAGGTTCTCCTGACGAACGTCGAGCACGGCCTCCTCACGGGCCCGCTCGATACCCTTCCGGGCCTCCTCGGCCTCGAACTCCTGGCGCTTGCGCTCGAGGCCGACCATGTGGGTCACCTCGCGCTTCTCACGCGCATTGGCCTCGACGATCCGGTCCTTGTCGATGTTGAGCTTGGCGATGCTCTCCCGAAGGGCATTCGCCTCGACCACCAGCTCGCTCTCCTTGGAACGATGCTTGATCGCCACCTCGAGCGAGGCGATCTGGTCCTTCAGTCCATCGAGCGTGGTCCGCAGCGCGGCTTCCTGCTCGTCCGTGGGCTTCCGATCGAAGAGCCCCATCAGTTGACCTCCTGCCGCCAGCGGCGGCCCGAATGAGCCTGAGCCCGAAGCCGTCGGGCAAACGGTTTT